TGGATCTGCACGCCTGTCGGCACGTCGCCATCGTTGGCGAGCACTACTTCCTTGTGCAGCGTTCTGTAGCCCATCGTCATGGAGCCCAGGAGCATCCCCCTGGCCTGTGCTGGGTAGTCCAGCTTGTTCTTCACCCTTGCGCGTGTAATGCACCAGGGGAAGGCGAACAGCTTCGTGATGTTGGCCATGTTCTTGCCGAAGTTGTCGACGTTGAGCATGTACGGATCCGGGCAGATCAGATCGACCACGACGCCCATCTTGGCGTCCAGGTTGGCCTGCTTCTTGAACGTCCAGCCCTCCAGCTCGTACTCGATGTTGCGGCTGACGCCCATGCAGGTGATGAGCGCCTTGCCTGTGTACTTCGGGTTAAAAAATTTGATAATGTTGGCCCGGTTCTCCGGGTTGTTGCGACTGCTGCGGAAGCTGGCCTCGATGTGGATGTTTCTCGGCTTGATCTTCTTGCCGTCCACGCTCGCGCCGTCGATCAACGCGTTGTCCGAGGTGCTGATCTCGATGTCAGAAGACTCCAGGCCGGACACGGCTGTGATGTCCATGTCTTGGCCTGGCCCCATGATCAGCTTCCTGCCGTTGCAGTCTAGCTCGATTGTTAGGTTGTTCTTTGTCATTTCACACCTCCGACCATTTTCCTCAACGCTTCGCGCTGTGTCTTTGCCACCTCGCTCGGTGTTGCCACCGGTACGTTGTAGGTGTTTTCCTGCTCCGTGTGGTAGTCGTTGTAGACGGTCGTGCCGCCTCCTGCGAGTGCCAGTCTTCCAGCGCTTCCCGCAGCTCTCACTGAGAAGCTGCCAGCGTTTGCTGTGACTGCTGCCCTCATGCCTTCCACCATGTCAGCAGCTTGCGCCTTCATGTCCTTCAATGCGGACGGCATAGCCTTGTCCACACCTTTGGCCATTCCTGGCGGGATAAATCGGCCGACCTCGTTCGCAAACTCTCTCGACGGTGAGTGGATGCCGAGGGCGTCCTTTGCTCCTTGGAGCAGAGAGCCAGCGACTTCGCTGACCTTACCCTTCAACCAGTCCCAGCCGCCGCTGATGCCTTCCCAGATACCGGAGACGATGTTCGAGCCGATCTCCTTCATCTTCTCGGGCAGTGACTTCACGCCATCGACGACTGCGTCGAAGAGACCCTTGGCCGCTGCTGCGCCCTTGGTCTTCAAGTCGTTGCCGAACTGTACGACCTTCTGGGCTGTATTCGTCAGCCATGTCCAGACCTTGTCCGGCAGCTGCTTCACCCAGTTGATGATCGCGTTGATCATGTTACTCATGGCCGTGCTTGCATTGCTGACCATGTTGCCGCCCCAGGTCACGACCTTGGTGACGGTGTTAACCAGCCACGTCCAGACCTTGTCCGGGAGTTGGCTGACCCATTCGATGACCTTGCTGAGCATGTTGCTCATGGCCTCGCCTGCTCGGAGCACCATGGTGACGCCCCAGTAGGTTGTCTTGTAGCATGCCTGCAGGAAGAACTCCCACAGCTTGCCAGGTAATTGCTTCACCCAGTTCACGATCGTGCTGAGCATGTTGCTCATCGCCGTGCCTGCGTTTGTGACCATGTTCTGGCCCCACGCCAGGAGCTTCGTGACGGTGTTGGTCAGCCATGTCCAGAACTTGTCCGGCAGCTGACTGATCCACGAGACGATGGTGTTGACCATGTCGGCCATGCCCTCGCCTGCCTGCGTGCCCATGTCTGCGAGCCAGCCACCGATGCCGGTGAGCAGTGTGTCGTAGTATGCGGCGATGATGCCAGGAAGCTGGGCGATGGCGTCTACAATCGCGCCGAGCACCTGCCAGATAGCTGCGGCGATGTCCGGAAGCGCCTGCACAAGTCCCACGGCCAGGTTGGCGATGAGCTGGTAGGCTGCGTTGATGAGCTTCGGCGCCTGCTTGATCAGGTTCGTCACGATGTGCGCGATCAGTTTCACGACGGCCGGGATCAGCTTCGGCAGTGCTCGGCCGAGACCGTCGGCCAGATTGACCACGATGTTGGTCGCACTCTCCAGGAACTTGCCCGCACCGTCTCCGTCAATGAAGTCGGTGATCTTCTGTACTACAGCATCAGCAGCACCCTCCCAGTCGAAGTTGGCCAGCGTGTCCGCTGCTTCGTTCATCATGTCGACGATCACGTCGCCCAGGCCTTGGAGGCCGCCATCGTTGAAGGCGTCCGTCATACGGCCCAGGGCGTTGGCAGCTGCCTCGGCTCCATCTGCAAGAGGTCCTGCAGCAGTCTGGAAGATGCCGATCGCCATGTTCTGGAATGATGTCTTGATGCGTTCTGTCTTGTGTTCGAGCGTGTCGCTCATTGTGTCGTAGGCCTCGCCCACGACGTCGGCACTCGTGCCCATCTGCTCCAGGTTACTCTTGAAGGTTTCACCCTCGCCGGAGAAGATTGACAGCGCCGCCTTGCCTGCCTCGATGCTGGAGAACATGTCGACCATGCTCACGCCATCCTTGTCGGCTTGGTCGGACAGCATGCCGAGCACTTCGCTGAGATCTGCACCGGAGTCCATGATCTCGTTGAAGCTCATGCCTGCGTACTTCGTACCCTCTGCCGCCATGGCCAGGTTCTTCGACGCCACTGTGCCGTTCTTGCCCAGCTCTGCGATCAAGCTGTTGAGCTGGGTGGTTGCCTGAGCTGTTGGAGTACCTGCTGCAGTCATGACTGCCAGGGACGCGCCGACCTGTTCAAACGATACGCCGAAGGCTGCGGCGGTAGGTGTTACCTGCGCCAGGGATGCACCCAGCTCATCCACGGTAGTGATACCGAGGTTCTGGGTCTGCATGAGTACCTTCTGGACCTTGCCGATGGACTCCTCGCCCTCCATACCGTAGGCGTTCATGGTCTTCGCGGTTGCGCTCAGAGCTGTGTCAATGTCAGTAAAACCAGCAGCAGCCAGGTGTGCGGAGCTCTCCAGCATCGTGCCGAGCTGCTCCATCGGCACACCGGCCGACTCTGCTGAGTATGCAGCCTCGGCCAGGCCGTCAGCTGCGAGACCGGTCGAGCTCGAGATCTTGAGGATCTCGTCGTTGAGAGCAGAGAACTGCTCGTCCGTACCGGTGAAAAGTGTCTGGACTTTGTGCATGGAAGTCTCGAAGCTCATGCCAGAGCTGAGGGCTTCCTTGCCCAGGTTGACGACTGCCTCCGTGGCCTTCGTCATAAGATTGCCAGCGAACACGCCCAGCGCGTTCTTGGCAATGTCACCTAGCCCGCTTGTGCCCTTTTGTAGGCCATCAGTGTCGAGCGAGGTGTCAAATACTAGGGTGCCATCTGATGCCATGGACTTGACCTCCTTACATTAGCGCGGAAGGGTTGCCTCCGTTCATGAGTAATTGAGTCAGGTCACTCTCGAGCTGCTGTCTGTCAGCTGACTGAGGGATCTCGTACAGTTTCTTCATCTTCGTGTAGTGCTGCCGCTGCTCTTTCGACATCTTCGACAATGCCTTGGAGTCGATGGAGCGGTAGCCCACGATCTTCATGAACTGCGTGTCCTCAGGCAGTGCTCTGAACAGTGCCCGAAACTGCCACCAATGGAGTGAAGTGCGCGCCAGGTCGATCTCATAAGATCCCAGGAACGCGGCGTAGATATAGTCGGCGTCGTACTCGTAGTTGTAGGGCGGATCCTCTGCGGGAGCTCCTCCTGCCCTCTGGTCGTCGTCCTCCTTCGCCTCAGCACCGCACCGGTAAAACCAGAGCAGCGCCGCGATGGCTTCGCGGATGACGTCGGGCGAGAAGTCGTACCCGGGGAAGTAAAGGTCGAGAGCTGTGCGGAGCTTCTCCATGTCGTCCATGGTGTCGTCCATCATCAGCTCCTCGAACAGGATCCCAGTGCGGAAGTCGGTGGTGATGCTGACCTCCTGGCCAGCCACCTCGACCGTCTCCGGCAGTCCGTCGATCAGTAGGTTCAATGCTTACGCTTTCCGCCGCCGTTCTGTGCGGCCGTGAACTGCTGCTGAGCCTGGATCTGCTGGCGCCTTGTTGCGGCGTTCTGCCGCTGGGTGTACTTGTTCGTGAAGTCGTTGAGCTTCTTCTTCTCACCCTGCGCCCAGTTCGTCAGATCCTCCACCGCTTTGAGGTGGATCATGAGATGGTGCTCAGCACCTGCGAAGACCTTGGCGGCGGTGCCTTCACCGAAGACGTCGTTGAAGTACTCGTCGATTGTTTCACACTGCTCGAGGATGCCATCCGCGAAGCGGTCGTACTTCTTGCCCTGGTTGGCCTGTGCCTTGGCCTGCATTTTTCTAGTTGCATCTTCATAAGGACCGGCGAAGTCCGCGTCCATGAAATCGCCCTCGAGTGATACGCCGTTTATTTTAATTTCCATTGTGTTCTCTCCTTTGGTCAGCGCTTAAAAATACGGCAGCATCCCGCGCTGTTGGGATGCTGCCGTCTGTCCGGTTCCTGCTATATTGTCAGGCGCACCGGATCCAGCAGTTGCTTCTTAGTTGTCGTACTTGCCCTTGAAGTCTCCGGCCGTGAACGTCTTGGTCACGGTGTCGAACTTACCGAGGACAGGATCACCAACGCAGTGGAGTGTTCCGCTGACGCTGATCTTCTCGCCGCCATCGCCTTCGATGTCGCTGACCTCGTTGGCCGTTACGAACTGGCGGGCAGTGTACTCTGCTTTGTCTTCTCCAGGTGTGCCGATCGGGTTGAAAAGATCGACGCGCACGTAGGTGTTCTTCGCTGCTTCTCCAGTGGCATGATCACGGCCCTGCTTGTAGAGTCTGTAGATCGCCTTCTGGGAAGGGATGAGGCGGCTCTCATAGGAGAACTCCGTCTCGTAGCCTGTGACATCAGTGGACGCTGTGGTCTCATTGATGTAGGTCTCGCTGTCCGTCTGAGCGTTTGGGCTCTCGTTCAACGATGTGAAGCCTGTGCCCATGAGCTCGTAAGTGTCACCGACTTCCATGTAGTCGGCGATGGCGTTACGAAGAAGGGCTGCACGGCTCTCGTCAAAAAGCTGTAGTTTCATCTTTCTGCCTCCTTGTGATAAATAAGTTCTAATTGTATCTGGTAGCGTGCGTTCCTCATGCTCTCGTCGAACATGTAGCCAGGCGAGAGGAGGCGCAGCTTCTCCGGGTGCATGCCCTGAGGCATGTCCGGATAGATGCCAGCAGCATCCTGAGCTTCCACCCAGTCGGCGAACTTCTCGTAGAAGGTGCTGTTGGCTATTGTCTGGAAGCGGTCCATGCTGTAGTACTCCCGGCTGCCAAAATTGAACTGGTAGCGCCTGTCAGAGCTGCCGTCGATGTATGTCTCGATGATCGGGTCGAAGATCCCGGTCTCGATCACGTACTCCAGCGGCTCATCGCCCAGCGCGTCCACTCTGAACACGCCGTCGCCCAGTAGCGGGCAGTCCTGGAAGAACTTGGCCACCGCTTCGATTATTGAATTAGCTGCCATTGTTATCCCTCCAGCATCCGCTTAATAGTTGCTTTGTGTTTGGTCTTCATACGCTCGAACCACATGCCGCCCCTGTTCGCGTCATAGCTTCGCGTCTGTGCGGTGTTGTAGTACTGCTGCTTCGCATACGGCGCGATGTACTTCACCTCGCCGCTGCCGATGACCGTGCCCAGTGTGCCGGATCTCTCCAGCGTACCAGTGCGCAGTGGCACCATCGGAGAACACAGTCGCAGCACTTCGCTGTCGATGATCTCCTGCTTCTTGCTGAGCACCTCGTTCATCCTCTGCGGGAAGTTTGGGCTCCACTTGAGCTCGACCTTGCCGTTCGGGTCCTGCATGCAGGAGCCCTTCGGCGTCTCGATCTGTTTGAACATCACGCGCCTCCGATCCGCCAGTGCTTCAC